CGGGAGCCAGTGACTCAAGGCGGATAGTAATGTCCTAAGCCGCGATGAGGCAAAAGTGAGTTCGACCCAAATAACCTAAACCCTTACCTTATTTCGATAAGGGGGTCATTAGGTCTACAAACTTTTCTTGAAGAGAAGGTAGGTCTCTCTCCCCATAAAGGAGAGTGGCCATCTAAGCTCTTTAAAACTTTTCATGGTCGGACAGTTGATAAACCCATGTCTGGGTTTTCTTTCCATGTTCGACCTGCTGATATCTTTGTGCCAGGGGATGCCTATTGTTTGCCAATAGACACCACCCTCGGCCTCGAAATATTTGTTGAGGTAGCTTTCAACAGAGCCCTTGTCAATCAAGGCCTCCACTGTAAAGTTATCCTTATGAAACTCTTCATGGAAGAGATTCGTAAGTTCCTCATCGTAGTCACAATTGCCCTCTCCGAGATCCGCTATCAAACTTGTGTTTGATTGGAGATACTCTAAGGGGCTCACGTGGAAAATCCACGTGTCCGGAAATTTGTTTAATGCGAGTCTGTATAACTTGATGTCATCAGTGACAAGAAGAAATACATCACTCCCCCCCGCAGCGATTTTTTGAATCATTACGGGGTCATCTTCTAATATATCTGTGGGAGGCAAATCATAGTCTTGACCTTTCAGTCGAGACTTGAATGCCCCCATGAACCACTGGTAGAGTATCAGTCCATCCTCCTCGTAAGGGGTGGATGGTCTGACTCTCTTGCAAAATTTCTTGATCAATGGAAATTGATGGGGAACCGTTAATGGGTTTCCCTTCTCTAGTCCTTCGATCGCTGCAGATGCATATAGGTTCTCCTCCCTCTTGCCTTTCAGCAAGAAGGGGTAGTCCCTAAATTCTTTGACGAATGCCTTGACAACCTTCCTGTTTTCATCAACAGAAGAGATGTCGGGCAAATCAACCATTTTTGCTTTGATGACCTCAAACAGATCACGTTTAGTGTCCTGTTCGAGTGCCTCAAGTCTTTCCTGAAAGAGGTAATACTTTTGAAGTTTACTCTCTGGTATTAAATACCCGAGAGTTACCAACTTTTGTAATACCCCAGGAGGCCATGTGTGATGCTTTTCAGCTTCAACCACAATGAGCCTCCTGATTGGATCATCTTTTGGAATTTCAAAGATTTCAACCATCGTCTCGTTAGAGAAATGGTTTGATTCTTTCAGGGCGCCTCTGTAACCAGTGATGCCCTGAGTTCCATCAATAAATTCTTTCATGACCTGAATGTAGTACTTGGCGTGCCAAGTCCTCACTCTGGAAATGATATTCAACCATGACTCGACGCTCCATTGAGGAGGGGGTTTTCCAACTCCATTCACCTGCCTTGGCATAAACAAAGGCCGGTGATCATCGATTGTCGATAAACAGATGTCCTGGCACGCAGACGCGATTGAGTAAATCGTGTGATGCGGTCCAGGATCGCGATGCTTGAAATATTCTTGATCATGACCCAACAGTGTAACTTTCCCTGTTGGGTCAGACGAGAAATCAATCCTGTCTTTTTGCGTACCAATCATGACCCGAATCTTCGGAACATCCAGGTACGGCAATAGCAATGAATTTTTGAACCGATTTCCCCACTTCGTACTGTTTATGTTCGAAGTCGGGAGATGGAACCACTCTTCAGCGTATGTTCCCCAGTCCGTCGTTGTAACGTCGTCCAAGGGCGAACACTCGTATCCAAGCATCTGAGCAGCCTCTAAATGGTATTTCCCATAAAGAGGACTGTCAGATATGGCAGCTGTATCGTCGCCATTTCCTTCTTCATGCGTAAGTGCGCCGGTGCAATACCTGGCATACTTATCGCAGATGGGATGGGCTAGCGATAAATTCGTTTTCGTTAGGGGATCGCCCATTGGAATTCCGTTAACCAGAGTTCCAACGGGCTTCCCCTTGTAATAGAGATTCTTAGGGCCTAGCCAATACCTCTTGATTATATCAAGAGAGTGCTGGTCTAGACCCGCTTTCCGTAGTAACGTCCCAGTCACTCTCCACCCCATTTCTGGTGTGGGAGCGTCTGTGGCTTTTGCCCAATCCGAGGTGTAGAGGTAAGCTGGTTTATCAAATATCCAGTTTAACCCACCTCGGTTATTAGGTTGTCTGACGATTTTTTCTATGAAGCGCCACCCAAGGCGAGATGCCTTGAGTCCGCTTCGTAGATTATCAAATTGTTTTACCAAATGGAGTGTGATATGGCTAAACGGTTGTAAAGCCACATCCTTCCAAAAGGAACCGCTTGTTACAACTCGCGCCTTTCCGTTTTCACGGACAGCCGCGATGTTGACGTTCATAGCGCTCGGGTCTGTAAGAAGCTTCTCAGCTGCTTCAGGCCAGAGCCATTTTCCGAGCGTACCGGGAACTCCATCTCTCAAAGGAGGGATGGTGATACCGCTATCGCGAACAAGTTCTTTCAAATAACCGAATTTTCCTTCGTTCTTCCTCTTGCTTTCCCAGCAAGCTGAAGTACTCATGGAAATTTTGAATTCGGGATTGGTGCCGAGGTAGGGTCTGTTGACGAGTTCATCAGTCACTTCCTCGATACACCGATCAAGTAGCTTATTCGGTTCAAACTTCCTTTCTTGCGTTGCCGCAAGAATGAAGTCTTGAACTGATTCTTCCATTTGTTGCTTGCCTGCTAATCCCGTTGCCCGGGTTTGACAGAACATTGCAACTCTAAACATTTTTTCTTTGCTCGAGCCCTTATAGATCTGATTAAAGATCTGCAGGGGCCGGACAAGATATGACATGTCTCGCAAGTCGTCGTCGCTCAGGTTAACCCTACGCTTCGACAACATTGCATGCTTAACTTCCTTTCTCACCTTCTTAAGGTTCACTTGGAACCTAGAGTAGTTGTGAAAGCAATTCATCATGATACTGGAGGTGATCCTGTCAGAGAGCGCATAGCCCTCAGTCAGGAACATCTCTGGGAACGAAAATATCAACGACAACAGCACACCGTCTACGGTGTTCAAGATGTCTTTGAGATGATGCCTCCCCGCCGCCGTTTCGCTCAGTCTTTTAACTCTGAGCCGTCCGGCAACTGGGAGACGCTTGTACCAATAAGTCCGAGTCGCGAGCAAGGAGACGAAAGTCTCCTTACTTGACTTGAACAAATTCACTTTGTACCCCCTGGTGTCCACTAGACGTGGACTCCAGAGGGACTCGTAATCATATGTCCAGGAGATGACTTCCTTTTCGGGAGTCCCTCTCCGGACACTTCTCACGAGGGCCCTGAGAATCTCTTGCCAAGCAATAGAATCGTCGGGGTCCTCGATCGAATACGCAACTTTGCATGTCGGCTCCCTCAAGTTTGAGGTTAGAGGTATGCATTTGTGTGAGAAACGAACCATCTGACATTGTTTTCGTAAACTTTGTCTTTTGGTCAGAAAAGG